CAAGGCGGCTGTCCATGACACGCTCCGGGAACAGGCGGCCGATGCCATCGCGTCGGCCGAGCCGATGCTGATGGAATGACGTCGTCATGCTGAGGTTCGAGGACCTTCGCGTCCGGGATCAACAGGCGCTCGACCGCGACTTCTTCAACCGCCGTTACCGGTTGATTGCCGAGGCCATCGGCGCGCTCGGTGACGAGGTTGCCTCCGTCACAGGCGATACCGACCGCCTGGTGGCCGTAGGGTTGAACCGGGTCAATGAGGTGCTCGGGCCATTGCTTGCCAAGGTGCAGGCGGCCTCGGAGAACGGGTTCCTGGTCGCCATCTCGGCAACGCCGCTCACCGTGAGCCAGGGCCTCCAGACAACGCTGGTCATCGACAATCCCGCCCAGCGCGACCTGTTCACGCCCACCCCCTACCTTCTTCTCACCCGGTGGGCCGAGGGCACGGAGCAGGATTACGCCGTCCTCTGCGTCGAGGGATATGACCGTGCCACGGGCGGCGTCGCCTTCGAGGTGGTGCTGGTCAATGGCGCCATCGGCAACGGCGCATATGACGACTGGGTGATCTCGGCGACGGCTGGCATCAGCGTGGCGGTGCTGGAAGCCGCCACTTCGGTGCAGGCGACCCTGGCGCTGGCCCAGCAGGCCGCCACGGATGCTGCCAATGCCGCAGCGGCAGCGGAAGCGGTTCTGGCCTCTGGCCCCGTGACCTCCGTGAACGGGCGGCAGGGCAGCGTGGTGCTGGGTATGTCCGACATCGCAGGCCTCGTCAGCGCCTTGGCCTCCAAGGCCGAAAGCAGTCACGGCCACACCATTGCGCAGGTGTCCAACCTGCAGGCCACACTCGATGCCATCACCGATGGCGGCAGTTACTGAGGAGTGAGACCATGACGCAGTCGCTTATCACCCAGCTGTCGGAGAAACTGTCCATCACAGCCGTGAAGGACATCGAGGTGACGGATATCGTCGATGATGGCGCGGGCGGCTGGATCCGCTCGGTGCGCTTCTGCGGTGCGGCGGCAGGGGAGGCGAACAAGGTCCTCGTTCTCGAGGTCCTGCTGCAGTCCGCTACGCGAACTGACCTCGCCATCACCACACCCGAGATCGACTTCTGATCTTCGCCTGAACACCTTTCACGTCATCTCTGAGAGTTCCATCGCCCGTCCCGCGGTTCATCCCGTTGGGCGGGCTTTCCGTACAGGAGACCTTTCATGTCCGATCCGACTTTTGGCATTTCGATCACGCGGATCGACAATGAGCCGCGTCCCGCCGTCTACAGCGACATGTCGGTGGTGGGCCTCATCGGCACCGCACCGGAGGCCGACCCGGATGTGTTTCCGCTCGACACGCCGGTGTTCATGTATTCGGATGATATGGCGAAGCGCACAGCGCTTGGCGGCTCCGGCACGATCTCCGGGGCTCTGAGCCTCATCAATGCCCAGCTCGGCGAGTTTCAGGTGGCGGCCAAGGTCGTCGTGGTGCGTGTCGAGGAGGGCGCCACTGTCAGCGAGACCATCGCCAACATCGTGGGTGACGGAGTTGCCACGGGGCTCGAGGCCTTCGTCCAGGCGGGGCCGCTGCTCGGCATCATCCCGCGGCTCATCTGCGCGCCGGGCTTCACCAGCCAGCGGCAGGGAACGGATGCCAATGCCGTCTGCGCCGCACTCCCGGCGCTGTGCAACAAGCTCCCCGCCCATGCCGTGGTGGACGGGCCCGCGACCACCGAGCAGGCGGCCATCGACTGGCGCGAGACCCTGTCCTCCACCCGCCTCATTCCGGTCGATCCCGCCGTCAGGGTGATGAATGGCGCGCAAGTCGCGGTCGTACCGCTGTCGCCCGCCATCATCGGCATCGGCGTCAGGCGGGATCACGAGAAGCAGGGCAGGCCCTTCCACAGCTGGGCCAACCAGCCGGTCGCCGGCATCGTCGGGCCGTCGCGGCCCATCAACTTTTCGCTCACCGATGGCGCCACTGAAGGTCAGCGGCTTCTCTCGCACAATGTGGGCGTTCTGCTCCGCGGCGAGATGGGCGTCGAGACCGCGATTGCGTCGGGAGGTTTCGTCTATGTCGGTACCGACAACGCCGGCGAGGACGATCTCTGGCGCTTCTATAACGTGACCCGAGGACGCGATTACATCCACCTGATGTTCCTGCGCACGCTGCGCTTCTACCTTGGGCGCTTCAACCTCACCGGCCAGACCATCCAGGCGGTCCTCAACACCATGGGCTTCGCCATGCGCGACCTCAAGGCCGACGGCGACATCCTCGGCTACGAAGTCAAATTCACCCGCGACCAGAACTCTCCGGAAGAACTGCGGCAGGGCAGGTTCACCGTCAACTTCGCCGCCGAGGAGGCGCCTGTACTCAGGTATCTGGGCATTCAGTCCGCCCGCTACCGCCCCGCACTCGATGCGCTGCTCGACGACCTCCTAGCCCAGGTCGACGCAGTTACTGGCTGAGGGCTCCACGAAAGGAACATGACCACATGAGCACCATCTATCTGCTCGAAGCCGCAAACCTGTTCTGCGGCGACCATGACCCCACCGCCTCGAAGCACCTCACCCTCGCCGAACTCAAGCTCCCCACCTTGCAGGAGATGTACCAGGACCACCATGCCGGCGGCTCCCGCGTCCAGATCGAGGTGGCGGTCGGCATTCAGAAACTGGAGCCCACCTTCAAGCTCAACGGCTGGGATCCCGATCTCCTCACCCAGTTCGGCCTCGGCTCATCGCGCCAGAAGGTGTTCACCGCCTATGGCGTCATCCGCGACAAGCGAACCGGCACGGCACTTGAGGCCAAGGCCATTATGGAGGGCCGTCTCGGCAAGGTCGAGCCCGACGCTTTCCAGCGAGGCGAGCTGCAGGGGCACGAATACGCCATCAACGAGGTCATGCACTATGAGCTCTGGTTCAATGAGAAGGAGAAGCTGTTCTGGGACTTCTTCTCCTCCGAATGGCGCCTTGATGGCGTCTCGCAGAATGACGACGAGCGCCGCATCCTGCGCGTCCAGCGCTGAGGGCCTGATCGATGGGAGATGACCGCATGACCGATACGGCCATTGTGAAGCTCGTCCGCCCGTTCCGGGTGGAAGACAGGACCATCACGGAGGTGACCATCCGCCGGCCGAAGGTGAGGGACCTCCGGGCGCTGGAGAAGGCGCGGGAACCGGGGTCCACCGAACTCGACCAGGGCGTCGCCATGGCGGCCACACTCTGCGATCTGCCGCTGGAGGCAATGGACGAGATGGATGCCGCCGACTTCGCGACGATCTCTGAGGTGCTCGGCGGTTTTTTGCCCAAGCCGCCGGCGTAAGCGATTGGCGCGCGATAGTTGCTGACACTGCGCACGTCCTGTCGACGCCGTTGACCGCCTTCGACGGCATGGACTGGGACGAGCTGCTGCTGTGGCATGAAGAGGCCCGCCGGCTCAGTGGTCGGACGCGTCGGCCTTGATCAGCCAGCCTTGCGGCCGGGCGCGAGCGCCTTCAGCGCATGTTTCGGGTCGCGGTTCAGGATGCGGAAGAGGGCACGCGCCGCGGGGTCGATGCGCACGCGGCCCTGTTCCCAGTTCCGGAGCGTCGCCACGGGAATGCGCAGGGCTTCCGCGAACTCGACCTGTGTCATGCCCATGTGTTCGCGAATCTGGGCGGGCGGTACGTCCTCGATGAAGGCGCCGGGTGCGGTGCTGGGATCCTCGCCGTCCTCGCGCATGTGGCGGGCGATGTCCTCTTCGCTCGTCGCCCTGATCTTCGCGCGGTCCACCCTGGGCTTCCCAGCCTTGATCTGGTCCAGTGTCATGCGTGCCATAATGCGCGCTCCTTTCTGTTGGCAAGCCGGGCGGAGATGATCCAGCGAACATCATCCCGGTCTGTGTAAATCACGACGAGCACGATCCCGTCGGTTTCGCCGATGGCCTTCACCCGGATCTCGCCGTAATCCTCGCGGTCGTCAACCTGGGTCAGGACACGCCCGAGAAAGATCCTGGCGGCAAAGTCGAAACCGAAGCCGCGTTCTCGAATGTTCTTCTCGTGCTTGGCGTCATGCCAGTCGAACTCCAACCGCCGCGTATACGCTGTCAGCGTAGTTTCGTCAATAAGGTACTGCGCTGACAGCGCAGTGGTTCCGGGGAGACCCCCATGGCCAGCCAAACCACGCAGCTCATCGTCGAGCTCCTCGACCGTGTCTCCGGCCCGGCGCGCGGGGTCGCTAACAGCCTGCGCGGTATCACCCGCACGGTCCGCGATGCTACAGGCGGCCCGATCACCGTGGCCGACCGGCTCGATGCCGCGATCTCGCGCAACAACCGCGCCATCGATGCCGCTCGCGGCAGGATGCTCGATGCCGTGGGCACGCTCTACGTCCTGAAGAATGCCCTGTCAGCGCCGGTTGCCGCAGCCCAGGAACTCGAGCGCGCACTCGCCGAACTGGGCGCCAAGGGCAATCTGTCCGCGGCGCAGCTGAAGGAGATCGGCAGCGCCGCGAGGGCCACCTCCGTCGAGGTCAACCAGTTCACCACCGACATCGTCCGCGCTCAGGACTTCCTCGTCGGCATGGGCCTTGATGTCGAGCGCTCGACGAAAGCCATGCCGTCGATCGGCAAGGCGGCCACCGCCACGGGCGCGAGCCTCGAGGATTTGTCCAAGGCGGGCTTCGCCGCCATGTCGAATCTCGGGGTCAAGGCCGAAGAGCTCGCGCGCTCCTTCGACATCATGGCGGCGGCCGGCAAGGCGGGCGGCTTCGAACTGAAGGACATGGCGCAGTATCTGCCCTCCATCACCGCTCTTGCCAGTTCCAAGGGCATGACAGGGCAGCAGGGCCTCGCCGAGATTGCCGCCGCCCTGCAGATCGTGCGGCGAGGTGCGGGCGACAGTGCCGAGGCCGCCACGAATTTCAACAACATCCTGCAGAAGATCAATTCCAACGACGCCATCAGCAACTTCAGGAAGAAGGGCATCGACATCCAGAAGGTGCTGAAGGACGCCGCCGCCAGGGGAGCCGATCCGCTCGAAGCCGCCCTTCGCGCCATCGACAAGACCATCAAGGGTGATACCTCCCGGCTCGGCGAACTGTTCTCGGACGCCCAGGTGCAGAAGGGCCTGCTGCCGCTCTTGAGCGGCCTCGACGATTACATCCGCCTCCGCGACGAAGCCGGAAAGGCTTCGGGCGTGGTCGATGCCGATTTTTCCCGCATGATGGACACCGGCGTCGAGAAGATGAAGGCCTTCCGCATCGCCATCCAGAACCTGCAGACCAGCATCGGCAGTGCCCTGATTCCGGTGCTTGGAAGCGCCGCTGGTGCCTTGCGGCCGCTGGTCGAGGGTCTGATCGCCATCGTCGACGCCCATCCCCGGATTGCCGGAGCGCTCGTCGCCATCACGGCGGGATTCATCGGCCTCAAGGCGGCACTCGCCGGGCTGTCCTATCTCGGGCTCATGGGCAAGGGCGGCTTGCTTTCCGCTCTCTCTTTCGCGGTAAACACGCTGGGCGACTCCTTCATGCGTCTCAAGAACGGCGCAACAGGCATGATTGCCTTGCAGACGGCGCTCGCCGGGATGGAAGGGCTCAATCTGACGGGTCTCCAGACGGCTGCGGCGGGCCTGCGCGGCATGGCGCTGGCCGTGCCGGGCGTATCCGGCCTCGCTGCTGCGATGACGGCGGTCGGGGGAGCACTGGCTGCGGTCTCTGCGCCCGTCTGGGGCGGCATCGCGATCGCGGTCGCGGCTGTCGCGGCGGCTGCCTATTCCCTGTGGAAGTACTGGGACAGGATCTCCGCCTTCGTGGGAGGCTTTGCCTCGGCGCTGATGACGCAACTTCAGCCGGCCTTCGCGGCGCTGGAACCTGTGATGCGGCCGCTCGCCTCGCTGGGCCGGGCGATCGGCGACGGCTTTGCCTGGGCCTACGGCAAGCTCCAGGAGTTCGGTTCGTGGATCGGGTCCTTCTTCTCGCGCGAGGTGTTGAGCGAAGACCAGAAGCAGCAATACGCCCAGGCCGGCGCCGATCTCGCCAACGCCATGATCGCCGCCATCAAGTCGGCCTTCGAGGGGCTTCTCGCCTGGTTCTCCGCGCTCCCCTCTCGCATTGTCGCCGCCATCGGCCGCATCGATGTATCGGGGCTGATCAAATGGCCGTCGCTGCCATCGTGGCTGGCCGGCGGCGGAGACCCTGCACCCGCTGCGGCGGAAGAGGTGCCGCGCCGGGCTGCGGGCGGGCCGATCTCGCGGGGATCCACCTATCTTGTCGGCGAACGCGGGCCGGAACTCATCACCGCGGGGCGTTCCGCATACGTCAACAAGACCGGATCGCATGCCGGCGCAGGCATGACGGTCAACCAGACGATCAGCTTCACCATCACCGGCAGGGCGGACGAGGATGTTGTCGAGAAGATCCGCCGCGTGCTGCGCGACGAGGTTCGCGAGACCTTCCGGGGCGTCTATGCCGACGCGGGGCTGAGGTTCGCCTGATGCTGATGTCGCTCGGTCCCATCACCTTCGAGGTCTGGCCCTTCAACGCGACAGGTTACGGCCATGATCACGAGGCGAGCTTCGTCGAAAAGCCGGTGCTCGGCGCCAGGCCGCCGCTCGAGTGGGTCGGCGAGGGGCCTGAGAGCTGGTCGATCACGGCGCGCATCCTCCCGCACCGCTTCGGCGGGCTCGGTGACCTGAAGAAGCTCTACCAGGCCCGCGCCGCCGGGCGGCCGCTCTATCTCATGCGCGGCGACGGGGCCCAGATGGGCTGGGTGGTGATCGACAAGGTCAGCGAGCGCTCTAGCTATCTCGACGCCGAGGGCATTGGCCGGGTCATAGACGTTGATATCGCGGTGCGGCGCTCGGCCAAGCCGTCGAACGGCAGCTTCTTCTCGCTGTTTTCGGGGATGTTCTCATGATCATCGAGCCGGTCACCGTTGAGGGCGAGTTTATCACCGTGTCCCTCATCGTCTGGCGCAGGTTCAAGCGCCCCATGCCGGGGCTGGTCGAGCAGATTCACGACATCAATCCGGGCCTCGCGGACTTGGGCGCGTTCCTGCCGGTCGGCACCACATTTGACATGCCGGTGCCCACGCCCCGCGAGCCGGCCATCCTCGACCCGATCAAGCTGTGGTGATCATCCATGTCGAAGCGCGCGGTGTTCATGGTGACGGTGGCGGGCACCAACATCACCACCACGTTGATGCCGGTGCTCATTTCGCTCACCGTCTCTGACAAGGTCGGGACCCACTCTGACACCGCCTCGCTCGAGATCGACGATACCGATGGCCGCATCATCTTACCTCAGATCGGCGCAACCGTCGTCGTGGCGCTTGGCTGGGAAGGTGAGGGGGTGCGCATCGTATTCACCGGTACGGTGGACGAGGTCAGGTCGACCGGCTCGCGCGGCGGCGGGCGCACGCTGTCCATCACGGCCAAGGGCATGGACACAACAGGCAAGCCCAAGGAAGGCCAGCAGCGGCATTTCGATGACCGCACCGTCGAGGACATCCTGAAGGAAGCGGGGAAGACGGCGGGCGTGACGGAGATTGAGGTCGATCCGTCGCTGGCCGCGATCACCCGCAAATACTTCGAGATGCGCGACGAGAGCTTCATTCACATGGGCGAGCGCCTCGCGCGCGAGATCGGCGGCAATTTCCGCATCCAGGGAAACAAGGCCGTCATGTCGAAGCGCGGCGGCACCTACACTGCGGCGGTCATCGCTGCGTGGGGCCGCAATCTCCATGGCTGGGATATATCCCCGGCGTTGGGCCGCGCGCAATATTCGACGGTCCGGGCCCGCTGGTACGATCCAGGTAAAGCAGAATGGCAAGAGACGGAGGAAGGCACCTCGCTCTCCGTCGAGTCCCGGCACGATCACCGCTACGCCAAGCCTGACGAGACGGAAGCCACACAGCAGACCGCCTCCGACAGGGCAACCTCGGAGCGCGACGCGGGCGAGGGCTCCGTCACCATCGAGGGCGACACCACCGCCATTCCGGACGGGCTCTGCATCGTTTCAGGTGCGAGGCCTGGCATCGACGGCCCGTACCGGATCGAGAGCGTCACCCACAGCTATTCGCGCGGCGGCGGCTTCGTCACGCAACTGAGCCTGAAGCAGCCGGGATCCGGCGGCGGGGCCAACATCTGACGGGAGACATCCTGATGATACAGGACTGGACCGGAAACATCCCGGCGGCAGTTTATTTCGTGGTGGGGCTGGGTGGCGTCGCCGGAGCCCTGCTTGCCATGCTGAAGCTCAAGGAGGCGGTCGTTCCCGATGCCAACAGCCAGGTGAAGAAGGACATCGCCACCATCAAGGCCGATATCCACGACATCCGCGCCCGTGTGGGCATGCTGGAACTCGACGTCGCGCGGATCGACCAGCCTTCCATCACGCGGCGCTTCGACGCCATCGAGGGCAAGATCGACAAGCTCTACGATTTCCTGCTCGAGCGCCTGACCAAGCTACCGTCCTGAGCGGCCACGAAGCTCTTTCCAATCCGGTTTTCAGATCCAACCCATCCGGCAGCCAGAAGGCTTGGCCGGAAGCAGGAGACTTTTGCCCATGACCCACATGACCATTGCCCGCAGCTATCTCGGTACGAAGGAACTGAAGGGTTCCGCCGACAACCCGAAGATCATGGAGATGTACCGGACCGTCGGACACCATTGGGTGGAACATGACGAGGTTGCCTGGTGCGCGGCCTTCGTCGGCCACTGCCTCGAGAAGGCAGGCTTCGCCTCGACGCGCAAGCTCAATGCGAGGTCGTACCTTACATGGGGAGAGAAGGTCGCCGGGCCCGAGCAGGCGAAGGAGGGCGACATCGTGGTCTTCACGCGCGGTTCCAGCACAGCACAGGGCCATGTCGCCTTCTTCCTCAAGGCAACAGGCTCCCAGATCGAGGTTCTGGGCGGCAACCAGTCGGATGGCGTTACCGTCGCGCGCTATGCCAGGTCGCGCCTGCTCGGCATCCGCAGACCCCTCCGTGCCGATGCGTCGCAGCGCCCGGAGATGAAGGTGGTTCAGCAGCGGCTGAAGGATCTGGGGTATTTCGAAGTTGGGAATGTGGATGGCCGCTACGGACCGCGCATGCGGGCCGCCGTCCTCGCCTTCCGCGCCGACAATTGCCTTGGCCTCAGCCCGGATGTGGATCCGGTTCTCGTGGAGGCGCTGCAACGGGCGCGGCCCCGGGCCGTGTCGCGCGAGCGGGCGGACGGTAAACCGGAGAACTCGCGCATCGTGAAGGCGGCGGATGCTCAGATCGCCACTGGCATTGTCGGCATGGCGGGTGGTGCGGCCTCATTGGTTGTGCCCGCCGTCGAAACCGCCGAGCAGGCGAAGGCCGTGACCGAGCGCACCGTGGGTCTGCTCAATCTCACCGACTGGCTGCTGCCGGTGCTGCCATGGGCGGGGGCGGCAATCTTCCTGATGGTCATCCTGCTGGCGTGGCAGGCGAAGGCGGCGCGCATCGCGGACCACCGCACGGGGAAGACGCCGTGATGGGGCTCATCATCTCGATGTTCGGCGCCGCCTGGTCCCGCCTCTCGGGCTGGGCGGCCTTGGCGGCAGGCATTCTCACGGCGCTTGGCATTGCCTGGCTGAAGGGCAGGGCGGCAGGCAAGGCGGCCTGGGAGGCGAAAGGGCAAGCCGCACGCGACAGGGCCATCCGGCAATCAGGGGAGATCCGGCATGATGTTCAGAACAGCAGCGATCCTTCTGTGGTTGCCGCCCTTAGTGCAAGAAGTTTCTAACCTGAAGAGGTGATGATCGAGTGCGGTCTTCTGTCAGGCCTCAATTTAATTGCGGCACATCCAGACGCCG